CATCCTGTACTGTAGTGTCCTTCTTACCACGGGCCTTGATTGCTTCAAGGCTTGGCTTAGTTGCCTTAACCTTGACAGTGCCCTTGCTGGCTTCCTTTTCCTTATCTTCTAGAGTATCAGTAATAGTTGCCTGATCCTCTGCTGACTGAAACTCCTTGCAAGTAAGCATATACTTGAGTGATTCAATCTTAGTCATCTCACTGGGTAGTTCGATGAAATCACAACGTGTTGCTCCGCCCTTCGTAAACTGCTTGACACGGCGAACCATGTCATCAGTGAAACGAACCTTAGCATTGCCATTGTGAACAGTAATACCAACAACCTTAAACGTTTGAGTAGTCATACAATTATCTCCTTAGAGAGTTAAACAAATCGTGCGATATTGCACAGTTATAATGATAACAAAAGGGAAAGATAAAGTCAAGTGTTTTTTACCCTTTTGTTACCCATTATTCTTACATTAGATTCGCTGATTCCGAAATCAGTTGCGAACCATACATTGCGCGGGCCAATTCAATTGCCTTGTAGTTATTCTCAGCAAACACCGTAGTGCGAATTGGGGCACCACTAGAATTACGAATCCAAATCCAATATTCGTTCACTTCAAACCTCCAAATAGTAGAATACCTGATACAACAATCATCATAGACCAAAAAAGTAGTTCTCCGTATGATACTGTATAGAGAACCAATCTTTGATAAAGTTCCTTAAGTTTATTCATTATGCCTCCACCACGTAATTCTTGTTCCACTTACCGATGTTAACATCAACATAGTAAGCAGTGTTAAAATAGTCAGTCATTGCGTCGGACTCATCGTACCAATCTGCACTCTTGAGGGCCTTGAAGGCCTCGGTCAGAAATGCCTTAGCATCGCCATCGTAGTGATCCTGAAACCAGTAGGGGTTTACTTGATCGTAACCAGTAGTGTTCGGGCGGAAGCCACGCTGTACTTGATAGAAATCTTCACCACAAACACGGTTGCTGTTGGCGATAAAGTCGATCTTACCTGACTTGAGGGTCAGACAGATAGTAGAATGATTACGCACAGACAAAGTACCCTTCACGCCATACTTCTTAAAGATGGGCTTGAGTGCGTTAGCGATAACTGCTTTGCGTTCCTGATTCATGTAAGCCATTTCGTATCTCCGTTTTCTCAGTCTATGTATGTATTATATGCCCGTTTTGATTAAATGTCAAGCCTTTTTTATCCAATTTTCTCATTTTCTTCAAGAATTTTAGACAGGCCCATTGCCATAATAACCAACCCTAGTAGCGAAAAAACAACAACTTCCCAAAGAGGCAGGGGTGCGGTACCGGACGCAAGTGCGTAATCATCAGTACCAGCAACCCCTGCTAGAATTAGTAAACCAATCATAAAGCGAATCATTTGTTGTGTCCTTTAATTCAGTCTATACATGTATTATATGCCCAAACTGATTAAATGTCAACCTTTTTTATCCACTTTTATCCATTAAAATTCAACAACTTAGACACGCGGCCTATAGAAAATATGCGCCCCGATCTGTGCTAGTTTCTTTTTAGCCCTAGCCCAACTTGGCCTCACATAATCTGCGTGATAGAACAATGCATCATCCAATCCATGAATGCGCTTCCCTTCTACCAATACATCACGTGCAATATCTTTACTTTCTTCCCATCTATATCCTGAAGGAGTTGTCCAACGAATTCTATGGTTGTTAGCCCAAGAGAACTGATAGGGTTCTAAGACAACCTCACAGATTCCCTTTTCGAATCTTGGATCCTTCATTCTGTTAACTGTTACTTGTGCTACAGCATACTTACCTAATTTACTTTCATGCGCGGCTTCGTGATAGATATTTTTTGCCATGCAGAAAATATCAGTCCTATTGTGCATGATCTTTTCATTAGTGTCCACAATAGAAAGAAATTTAGGTTTTGGTTTAACGTATGCTGGTGCCAACGGGTCACTCGCAATAGGAACCACCGGCTTGGTTACAGTAACAGGTGTAGTCTTTGTATGACCTACATTCGACAAAACTTGTACTGAAAATAATGCAACCACACCAAGTAACATGAGTTTCCAAGGTAGGATTGCTTGATTAAATTGTTGTTCTGAATAATACATTTTATTTCCTTTTAATGGCCGCTCACAGTGGGTTAGGTCATTATTATAGTTTTTATTCCTAACTACGATGAGTAGCACTTCCCAAATGACAGGAAAAAGAATGGTCACCGAAGTGACCATTCTTGATTTGTTAGTCGTTGGGCTTTAGACTGTTTTTAAGCAGTCTCTAGCATGTTCGCAGGAACACGCCAGTTAGTAGCGAACAATGAATTACTATTCTGTTCGCGGACAATCACAAACTTGCGATTGATTTTAGTGACGGTACCGAGAACGGTACGACCATCACGTGAACTGACAAACTTGACGGGCAGACCAACTGACAGACTACGCTTAGTCTCCTTGGTCAACTGCGTACGGGCAAACTTAAGGGCCATAGTGATCGAATTCAACTGATCGTTCGTGAAGTTACCGAACATGATAGCCTTGTTAACTTGATCGATAGTCATATGCATTTCCTCTTTCTCAGTTTCAATACTATGTAGTATATGCCCAAATTGATTAAATGTCAAGCCTTTTTTATAACTTTTTTTCGGGGACAAATCCTTCAGGCATGTCAGCCCCGGCCCCAAATAAGAATGATTCGCATTGAGTCCTCAGATACTTACGTGCCTCAGGATCCAACGCATTAATACGGTTCTCATTGACTAGCATCGTTTGATGCTTAAGCCACGAGTCCCATGCTTCTTTACTCACAGTTTCAAAGATACGTTTCCCAAACTCTCCGGGATAGGGAGGGAAATTTAATCCCTCTGTTTCCCTGTTTAGTACTACGCAATTAACAGTCCGCATTAAGCCATTCCTTCTTTCCGAAACGAGGCTTACGGCGATACTGGTTCTTTGGCTCAACACGTTTGCACTTGAAGGGGCTGTCGTTTTCAAACAACACCTTATGTGCGCGGTGCTTGGGACGTTCGAACGTGAAATGAAGAGTTTCTTTTTTCATAATACGTGTATCTTATACCCAAACTTATTAGTTGTCAAGCCTTTTTCTTAAATTCTTTATCAACGTAATACATAATAAGTTCACGCTGAATCATAGTAATCAAGTCGCCATGGTCTTCATTGACAACAAATCTAACAGGGCATTCACCCCAAGACCTTGATTTGTTAAAATGTGCGAACCATCTGCGATGATCTTTATTTTTTGCATCAAAAACAACATAGGGTCTACCGTACAGTGCTAATTTTGACATAGATATTTAATTGTGTGTGTTAGGTTAAAAATACTTTGTTTTACTCAGGTCAGCGTGAATTCTACACGTTTCACCGACTTAACAGTGAAACTACGCCAACCTTTTGCCTCAACGTCATAGACTGGCATTACTGTATCAGTCTTTAGACGATCCGTACGATCTTCACCCTCTTTGATTTCCTGCTTAGGAAGTACAGTAGGGTCAAGAGTACACTTCATGACACGTTCAGTGCCATCCTTCTTAGTGAATGTAATGGTAACTTCTGGTGTAGATTGTAATACACCCTTTACCCATTCACGAAAAGTATTCCATTGAGTATCAGTCCAATCGGGTTGCGGACCGTTAACATTAATCTCGTTGCTCATTTTGCTCTTCCCAAGTTGTAAAAAAGTTTTTAATCTTTAGTTCATCATCCCACTGAGTGGCATAATCATTATCGTTGTCGCACATAGTCATTGCTTCGTCCATTGAGACTATGCGATGCGAAACAATTTGTTCTCCCAGATGTTCTTGAGAGAATTCTTTTGCCTCTTGCATGGTAACAGTATCAAGCGCCCACTTAGACTTATCGTTACCATAATCATCAGTACCAACTGGTACTTCAACCATATAACGTTGACGAAATGTAGATACTGCTTCTACCAATACCCACTGCGTTTCTGGCTTCTTAGTCAAAGTGTAACTCCCATCTTGGTTGTCAGTCCAAATTAAATCATCACCTTCTTTCCAACCAGTTGCTTCTAACATATCAGGTGGAAATTCTAAGATACTGTCTCCAGTCTCAGGATCTTCTTTAACTTCTAGTGTCCAACTTTTCATGTCAATATCCTTACTAAACCAACTGTATCAATGGTGGTCAACAAAATATAATTAGCAAGCATACCAAAACTACGACGGCTATAGGCACACCAACTGTATATAGCACAGCCAGTAATCCAAAGAGGATATAATAGAAGAAGAGGAGGATTAGGAACAGTAAAGGCCATAATAATAGAACAGCCAATGCTAAGAGCCCAAGCAACCACTTCGAGGGTGAATCTGACACGGTTGCTACTCCAATCCTCTTTTATCCAATTAAAGATTCCGCTGAGAATATCATTCATTATTTTCCTTGTGCATATCAATTGCTTTCTGTAGAATGATTTCAAACATCTTGTTCAATGTAATGTCACGCTCATGTGCCATCATTGCTACCTTAAGCAATAGTTCATCCTCTAAATCAATTGGCAATTCAACACGTTGATCAAAGGTATCATCACCATTAAAGATTGCAGTAGCCTTCTCTAGGAAGTCTTCGGTAGTTTCAAGACCACACCACTTAATATCGTCCCACGCCTGACTCGGATCAATGTTGCGTGATTCTGCTTCATCCAAATATGCTTGCTTGTATTCAGGATTAAGCCAACGATATGGTCTGATATTAGGATTCCAAGTGTCAGTATCTACCGCAATGTTAACCTCATAAACCTCTTGTGTTTCAGTATTGAATACTGCACTAACGTAGGCATAGTCGCTACGATATTCTAAAAATCGGGCATTTTCCCAACAAGACCATAGATAGTTGTCACCGCCTGAAATCTTATGGTCAAATGCTTCATTCAAATCATAAACGTACATTATAATCTCCTAATCAACTACAGTCACTATACATCAAAATAGATATACAGTCAACATAAACGGACACTTAACGTTTTGGTGCAATAGGCTTACGGATCTTGAGAATCTTGCGATCTTCTTCCGTCAACTTTTCCCAAGCCGCTTGCTTAATTTTATAGACACGCATTTTTTCACGATAAGTTTCAACAGCCGTAGATGCTGAGGTAACAATATTACCCCACCACTTACTAACTTCATCATCACGTAATAGAAGGAATTCAGCACGTCCTGCTTTAACCAACTCAACCATTACCTTACGTGCAATGCGCTGGTCACGATTGCCATAAAAGTCACCAGTGTTGCTCTTTTCAATATGATTGAGAATATCAATATCAATACCGTATTCTTGTTCCGTCATCTTGTTTTACCTTTTTTGGTTTCTTGTCTAGACCAAACGCGGCAATTTCTTCCGGCGTTAGTTTAGCCATAATGTTTGCTTTTACCTTAGCAAGTTCAGCGTCCTTAATACGTTGCTTTTCATCTTTGATACGTTGCTTTTCATCTAATGCCTGTTGCTTGATATCTTCTGCTTTATGTTTAACCCACCACTTTTTAACTTCGGGGTCTTTCATTAAAGTTTGATAATCCGTACCATTTTCTAGTGCATACATTGCCTTACATGCAACACGTGCAAGTGTATCGTTTCTATCTTTAAGGTCAGTAACAACACTAAGGGCTGAACTAGTAGTACGACTGAAACCATCAGACCAATAATCTCTACAAGGCATATTACTTCTCCTCTAATCTTGCTTTGATTTCCATAAAAAACTGATGGTACTTTGCCATTCTAGCAATGTCCTTTTCAGAAACACCCTTGAGACGGCGAATATCAGTGTTGTGTCGCAAGTCAGCCATTTTCACTCGCATAGCATCTTGACTAGTAAACACAACTTCCTTGTACTCATCATACGTTTGACCGGGCATCTTAGTCAATGCACGAATGCCTTGGATAACTCTTTCGCTCATACCTGCTTCACGCAAGTCCTTGAACGTCACACTAGTGTCCTCAACAACATCATGACCAAGTGCCATGCACATCAGTTCCTCATCAGTAGTCTTGAGGTAATGCATAACCTTGAGGGGATGCAGAATGTAGGGATTGCCGCCCCGGTCAAATTGACCTGCATGTGCATTAGTAGCAAGTACTAACATCTTGCCTAGCATTTCACCTTTTCTCATTTTCTGCCCCTTTCTTTTACTGTACTTACAGTATACGACATATGGGAATTAAAGTCAAGTAAAAAATTTAACTAGACCTATTCCCATAAAAATTAATGCCACAATGTTCACCGTCATTTGTGGTTTGTTTGAAACACGAATGGTCCAAACTAAGAATGCCAATGTACCTATAGCAAAGGCTCCAATATTCAAAACGTCATAATGATAGTCTACTCCTAAAGTGTTGAGTAGGTGTCCTATCATTATGAAGACGGCACCAAACCATTGCAAGGCGTCATTAAATCTCATTCAGCAACTCCGAAATGTTTCTTAATCTTTTCTTTAATGTGTATACCTCTAACTGTTTCGGGATTGTCCCAATACGCTTTGTAGGCAATTTCTCCACATTCCCTAACAATCAACTCGGCGAACTTTTCAGGATCAAAGTCCTGTGTATAAGTGAAATAATTTCCATCATTGTCAACTTCAACATACCCGCCGGCTTGTTTAAAAAGAATTTCAATTTGTTCGTTCATATTAGGATCCGGTTGTCATAAACAAAATTTCAGGGTCGATAGAACTTTGTGAAAAGTGTTCGATATACACATGGTGTTCATCACCGCTGTCACGAATCAATGCGTTACCTGCAACATACAATGCGGCCCAAGTACTACCATTGATAGCAACTTCGTGATCACCGGAACCATATGCACGATAAATCACTTTCTTGACACCTTCAAAAGGATGACGTTCGCTAAGATTGTCAACTTCATAAATAGACCAAACTGCATCAAGACCTAGTTCTTCACGTACTTGACGGAAGTATGCAAACTTAGTGTCAAAGTCATTATTTGCTAGTGTAATCATTTTGTGTCCTTTATCTAACTGTCTAAGATTCTATTGTATACCCAAACCCATTTAATGTCAACCTTTTACACCAAACGTATTGAGTTTGGGTTGCATTGTGTTGATCAAATCAGTTTCACGGGCATGGGCTTCTTTCTTACCACGTACCACCTCGATAACACCATAGACAAAAGCCTCAGGGCCAAAAGTGCGTAAAGCACGTGACAGACCCCAATCCTTGTTTTCTGTCATAGCACGTTGTAAGTGTTTTTGCATACGACGGTGTAAAGTACGCTTGACATTACCGTTGTAGTTTACAGCAGTAAGGCCCACGTAATAGTCACCCGACTCCACATGTTCAATGAAGTAGATAACCTGATTACGATCCGATCTGCGCTTACGTGTGTTTTTCGAGTTCATGCATGTATTATATGCCCAAACCCATTAAATGTCAAGCCTTTTTTAGGCTCTGTAAGTCATTGATTTTTAAGTAGAATTTTAAGCACTTTTTGTTGCTTTTGTGCAACATCCTGCTCCCAGGGCTGGGCCAGATACTCTTTATGAGTCATATTCTTATTAACTTTATAAGTCTTGTTTTCCCAGATAATATCACCAAAACGAGTATTGGATAATCGTTTTTGATATATCTGTTCTAAATGCAATAACTCATGGGTTAATGGAATAACAATATCATTAATAGATAAATCTAAATTAATCCTAATTCTATTAGGTTTTCGATAATCGATTAATGTTTCTCCATAGTTATTGGGACCTAATTGAATAAATTCAATTTCTATTATATCAGGTAAATCCAAATAATCTCTAAGTCTGGCGCAAACATAATTTGCAACCTTCTCTTTTTGATTATCTGGACTTACGCCTTTATAATAATAGAATCTAATCATTGACTATTTATTAGTCAATTTTTCAATTTCATTAGCCGCTTCTTCCAATAAGTCAGCAATACGATCAGGTTTGCCTTCTTGTACAGAAAGTCGCTCGGTGTTATTCCTGCGAATCTCTGCACGTTTGCGTAGGCGAAACACTAAACTTTGTTCACTTATTGGTAAATGTGATTCATCTTTCATTTTGACCTCACACAGCGATAGTTTTCAGACTTTAATCCAAGTTGACGTGCGGCATCTTCACACATTTCTCGACCATTTTTACCCACATCAACGGAATTATAAAACTCGCCCAATGGTCGCCAATCGTATTTGATAACATCGGCCGACTTGGCAGAAGCGCCTGCGCCAACCACAGTCCAAATCATCAGTATGTAAATCATATAGTCTCCATATAGTTACGCACCCATGCTAGGCGTGCTTGTTCATCTAATGCAGTATACTCATCAATGTTTGCACGAATTGCATCTACCAGTGGATAGTACTCTTCATCCAAATTCTTCTTAATGTCATTCTGCATGTTAACCAACTTGTCAGTGCGAGGATTACGTGCAACCCACTTGTTAGTCAAGTACCAAGGACTCTTAATCTTTGATGAGATTCCTCCCATTGCATAGAATACGAATCCTTCATGTCGAACACTCTTCACTAACTCTTTTAGTTCACCCATAGACACATGCATATGTTCAGTGCCAAAGCAACCAAACATTGAAGCCATGTTCATGTCTACTTGTACAGGGCTACCCCAAACCTTTAGTCGATGACCTAAGTAGTACATACCTTCAACTTCAGGAATGATGTGCGGATCATTACGATGCACACATTCAAACATGAAAGTATAGGTAGAATGCTTTTCGCATACACCGCGGAATCGTGACAAGTGAGGACGAATCAACTCCTTAGCCATAGTAACAAAGTCACTATCAGTTGAACCAGTAGTTGACACAAGGATATCATCATTATGCCAAGTTACTGCAACCATAAAGCCATTGACCTTACGATATGCGTCTACCATCACTGAGTCACCTAGTACAGGAGCCTTATCTTCAACACCATAGTTATACACTTTGGTGAATGGATACGACACAATATTGAATTCACTATCAACAATAGTGCCACGACATTCCTCTAGATAAGTATTCCAAAGGTTGTCGTAGAATACACTCTTCTTGTACTTTAGTACATAGATGCCATCGCCAGCCGGACGCATGTTGACCAACTTTGGATTTTCTTCTACAAACTTACGCAAATCTTCCTTCATGATACTTTCCTAATTCTTTTAAACTTCAATCGCCAAAAAAGTTGCCACCGTCTTGCTTGGGGAGTCTTATGAAGGCTTTGTGTGCCTGTCACAAACTTACCGTTAATCAGTTTGCCAAACGGTTTGGCTTTAGGCATCCCCTTGAGTAACTTTTCACTGACACGTTCATACTCACTCATTTTATGGTACATTCCAAATCTCCTTAAAGCCTTCATCAGTCGTTGGCATTTGAAAGCCCTTAATCATCTGTACCATTACATCTGAAGGAATATTCTTCCCAGGACGTGATGCTAGACGGCGATGCAATTCACTCAGTTCAGGTGTTGCAAAGACTACGGCAATATGCTCATAATCTCGCAACATCCTAAACTTACGTTCACGGCTCTTGACACTCACTGACGTTTGGTCCCAAATAATGTCTCGACCTGCTTCACGGGCATTGACGACATCCTTAGCCATTAAGTCAACAGCAGTAGGCATATAGTCCTTGAACACTTCGTTGTAGGTCTTGCCTACACTCTTAGCATAGGCTTCAACATGGTTATCAGTCGAAACGATAACACAGTCTTTAGACCATGCTTGATTTGCAATCCAAGTACTCTTGCCTGCTCCAGGCACACCAATTAATTGATAACACTTTGTCATAACTATTCCTTAATGATGAGGCTTAATCTCACCCTTCAATGCATCTTGAATCATATCGTCCAAACTTGACACTACCTTACCAGTAGCGTCAAATCCTGCATCACGGGCACGATACTTTTCAAGTCCTGTCTTATCACCGTGAACGTGTCCATAGAAGTGAACACTACCGCGATGCATTTGATCCCATTCGAGGATTGGGAAGTGAAACATTACGACCTTATGACCATCATGATTTATACGCAGGTACTTGTGAATCTCCTTGAATCTTGACCTAAACAATTCACTCTTAGTCAATTTTTCATCGTGATTACCTTCGATCAATATCTTGTCGCCATTCAATTGGTCAAGAATAGCAACAGCCTTTTCTACGTTGCAGAAGGCAATGTCACCAAGAATGTACACTTCGTCACCTGATTGTACACTCTCGTTCCATTCTTTGATCATCATAGCATTCATGTGATCCACATCCGTAAAACGGCTACGGGTCACAGGACAAAATTTCATGATGTTAGTATGACCAAAATGCAGGTCACTTGTAATCCACTTTTTCATTTCTTCTCTCATTTTTATATTCCTTATTATATACGTTTTGGGCATTATTGTCAAGCCCTTTTTTAGCCAATAAATATCAATATGGCTACACTAACTGACTTCATTGTAAACTGGGGTGACGTTGTTGAACTAGATTTTCCTAAGATGGATTTAAATCATGTCAAAAACGTACTTGATAAGCATCCGGGCTGGAAACCCTATCAGCCACATAAGACAGGCTATAATAGATTTGGCCTAAGTGTGACTAGCCTCGATGGTCAATATTCAGGAGAACCTGACTTATACTCGTTGCGTGAATGGCAAAAGATGACAGGCCAATCATACAATGAAATGAGTTTTAGAAAACGCACTAACATTGTACAGTTCATTCCTGAACTTGATCAGTTCTTGAATTTTTGGGAGCCAAACTTAGGAAGAACACACTTCTTAAGACTTGACAAGGGAGGCTTCTTTCCTCCACATAGAGACAACGGAGCAATCGTAGCGGTACCTACATTCAGGATCATTGTGCCTATCTATAATTTTGGTATCAATGACATGAAATGGATACAAGATGAAAAGATTACTCGCTTAGAGTTAGGTGCTACTTATTTCATTAACACTAGTAGACTACATAGTGTATTCAGTTTTGTTGATAATTGTTTGATGTTAGTTTTAAACGTCAACACAGACGAACATATTCTTAGTAAGATGGTTAAAAGAATTGTCGCAATTTAAAATATTCTACAATGATTGGTTAGATTGCAGTGGTATGATACATGGTACTGGTAAAGATCATACAGTGAATTTACCGGTAGAGTTTTTTAATAACTTACAATTTGATCAAGAATCACTAACACAATATAGAATTGATGCTGCCAAACTATGTGCAGAGACTTTAGGCGATAGGCCTGCATTATGCTTTAGTGGCGGTGCAGATAGTCAAGCAATGCTACAATGCTGGCATGAAGCCAAATTAAACTTTGACACATTCATTGTTGTGTTTAACGATGGATTAAACAGACAAGACAGTGATCATGCTATTTCATTTTGCAAAGAAAGAGGCTACCCTTATAAGGAGTTACATTTCAATGTAATTCAATTCTTAAACAGAGACAACTATGAGTGTGGCATAAAGTACAATTCACATAGTCCACATTTCAACGTTCATTATAGAATCGTAGAGATGCTAAAAGACATGGGATATACTGGAGTCTGTAACGGGGGCGATGCTCCTTATAATCACAATGAAGTATGGGGTGAGAATTTCTCTAAGAACCCCTTTCACTTTTTAAAGATACAAGACAAATTAAGCATACCATTTCAAGGAAGTTTTTTGAGTTTTTATCCTCAATTGGCTTGGTCTATTGCATTGTTCACTAAATTTAATTCTGATGTATTTAAGGGAGTAGATACTGTTATTCGTGATTGGGAAGCGGAACAAGAAATCAGACATTATCGATATACTAAAAAGATATTTGCATATCAGAAAGTTGGGCTGAATATAATCCCACAAGAAACTAAATTTACAGGATTTGAACTTGTTAAAAAGTATTATGAAAATCTAACAGGGGATGGCTGGACGTTTGAAAGAAAATTTAGACACCCCTTAGTAGCACTTTTAGATCATGAAAAGCATGTATATAAATTTGATCTGACAAAAGAACAACAATCTGTTATAACATCAATCCAACTCAATAACCTCGGATCTACGTTCTAAGCCTCTGCCTGGATTAGAATATAGTTTAGCACCCAAATAGTTTATATTTTTTACTCTATCGTGTGATGTTATCCAAATTCGATTGTCTAAATGAATTTCATAAGGTGCTACCTTACAATTAGATAACCTAGAATCTTTGTATGGACTAAGATGCGTCACTAAAATTCCATAGTGCTGTAAACTAGATTCCCAACGTTTTAATTTTAGATTCATCTCATTATACTTTTCATTGACCCAGTCCATACTAGCCCATATGGGCAATCCGCCATATGATACGTAGGCTAGTTCCTTAGGCTTCTCTTCACCTTCAAGAAACTCATCCTTATGTCGGGCGCATATTGAATGGTTCTGATAAAAGAAAGTATCTTCCCAAGAACCTTCATATGAATAGATTTTAGGAAATCCATATACGGGAAATACATCAACAGTTTGGCCAGTTCTTAACTTAATAAGTAACCCATTGTCTGTTCTAGGGTCTTTCCAATGAAGGTTTGGCAACCAGTCATTACTGTTATTGATTCGTACATTAAAGTTATCTTCACGTTCATACTCATATTTGGTAAACATTCTCCAATAACGTTCGTAGGTGCCTAAGTTATATACAAATTGTACGTCTGGATACTTTTTAGCCATGTTATGTGCATAGAATATACTTCTTTTAGGATTTCCTAAATTTCCATTGAATACTACTAAATCTACGTCAGAGGGTATTGTTTCATCCGCAGGTTCAGTTGGTTCGTTGAACCCATAATTCAAATCGCTAATCACGTGTAGTTTAAACATATAAATATTTAGTAAGTCAAAATCAATGCTTTTTTTAAAAAATGCTAGGAATGATAAATACAATATAATAATTGGAGCCAAACGAACCATGGATATTAGAGTAAATTTCACAAACACAGCACAAAGAGATGCATTTGCAAATCGTTGGAATCTATCGATTCCTGATGGTGTAGATCACTTGGATGTGCCATGGCACTTAGCACATCATGCCATCAATGATACGTCTGCGGTTGGGCATACCCAATTAGATACTTCTGAGCAAGAATTCTTAGTCTCAGGTGATAAACTTTCTATTGAGTCTGTAGCAACAATTGTACAAGATTTAGGATCAAACTGGTATCTTGTTAAGACAACTGACGGTGTTGCTTTAGGTAAATTAGTCAATTCAATTGAACTTAATAGTGCTCCTTTACAGTTCGTTGAGAACGTTAGTACAATTACATCAATGAACAGTGATCCTACTACGTTAGATCCAACAAGTAGCGAAGGTCAATGGGCACGTATTCGTGTTGTTTCACAGTATCGCCCACTAGCACCAAACTTTTCGATCCATGAAGTTAAGTATGCTTCAAAGCCAGAACTATATATCATGGATACAGGTATTAACTTCTCACATGATGAATTCCAGTATAGTGATTTAGAAACTGTTGACTTCTATACATTACCTATTTTCAACGGTAACTATAGAGATGACGTAGGTCACGGAACTGCGGTAGCAAGTATGGCAGTAGGTAAAAACTTAGGTGTTGCACGTTATGCTAAGGTCATGAACGTTAAGATTGGCGGCAAAGTAAACGGCGAGACACATGCCGCTAATTTATTAGAAGTTGGTCAAGCAATCGATGCAATCGTTGCAGAAATCGCAAAAGACCCACTAAAGTCACGTGTAATTAATATGTCTTGGGGTGTGGCACGTAGTGCTTGGTTAGATAGCAAAGTGCAGTCACTACTTGATGCAGGTGCATCAGTTATTGCGGCAGCAGGTAATTCAGGTATCAGCGTTGAGGACGTAAGTCCTGCAGGCCTAGATACAGTAATTACAGTAGGTGCTATCGACAAGTATGATATCCCAGCAGGTTTCAATAACATTTCACCTAGTGATTCAGGCTTAACAACTTCAACTGGTCTAAGTTTAGACTTGTTTGCACCCGGTGATAACGTCATGATTGCAGACGCAACAGTATCTAACGGTTACGTAGTTGCATCAGGTACATCATTTGCGGCTCCGTTAGTTGCAGGTGTAGCACTAGAAATTGCAGGTATGAGTAATGACCCTGTATTCTACGGAGAAATGAAGTCAACTATTATGAGTACTGCAACAGAAAATGCATTGTTGTTTGAAGATGATCGTTTCTCTGAAAATCAAAATAGACTTGTATATTTGATTACTGCTGACAATTTAGCGGCATATAAAGATTCAGAATCAGAATCAGTATCATATTTAGGCATTCACAATGAAGATGATGCTATTATTGCTGACTTGAATTCAAGTCTTAACACTGTACCATTCAAAACAACATACCCTACTGATGCTTTGACATATAGAGTTGAGATGCTCCCTGATTCAGTTGATTACGCGCCGTTCGTCACTTGCGACCCAGTTACCGGTATCGTAACAATTGATAAGCCAAATCTACCTTTACCACAAGAAACACGTTTAAAGATGGTTAACTTTATTGGTATTGCTGAATCATCAAGAGTAAAAATGACAACAAATACTATTTTCTTCTTTGTGGCCAACCCGCTTTATGCAGACACATTAAGTTCTGACATTACACTGGCGCTAACTGATATTAACAGTATTAGTTTCTTTGCATCTTGGGGTACAATCATTAAGTAATCCATGACGTTAGAGATTGAGCATTATACTGATCCTGTCCGTTCAAAACACTGGAACAAAGACACTTTAGATGTTTATATTTTTAAAAACGTTTTTAGTGAACAAATTTATTCACAAATTGAACGGGCAGTATTACAGTTATTAAATCAACACAAAAAAGTAACTTTTGCTACACATAGAACTACGTTTACATATAACGGAGAATCTAAAAGAATAGTATCTCACAAACAAAATGATCGTGATCAAGAGGTCGTGTATGATATGACCTTTGAAAAAGAATGGTGGTATCAAACTAATGATACTGTAAAAGAATGGTCAGATAATTATTTAAAAAAGAATATTAATCCAATATTCTATAGATTTCTTAAGTTTTTTGAAGAGCAAGCCCCGTTCAATGAAGAACCTGGATGCTGGGTTCCCTTTAGATGGCACATAAATGTATTAGAGCATGGTAAGTTTCTACTCATGCATACTGACATGAATGACCAATACTTAAACACTCATAGTACCGCAGAAGCAAGAGCAAGAACCCTAACCTTTTATATGCAAGATCATATTGAAGGATATGGCGGTGAGTTTTGGACTGACACTGGATTCGTGTACAAGCCAAAACGTAATAGCGTATTATCTATTAACGGCAATTCATGTTTGCACGGTGTTAATGCTAACATGGACCCTGAAGGTAAACCTAGATTAGCATTCTCAACAAGATGGTGTCATAAAGATGATTTGTATCTTCCTGGACACCCGGACAAAGCATTATATAAACTAGAGTTTTGACATGAATCACACTATAGAAAAGATAAGTTTCGATGAGATCCTACCAATTTGGAGAGATCATTTATGGCCAAATAGAACAAGTCCTATTGAATCTAATAGTGCAATGGTGTATTTAAACGGAAGTTATGATATGTTCAACATGACTACTAATCCTACATTCTTTGCATACAAGATTGACGGGAAGATTGCAGGAGTCAACAGCGGACACTTGTGTAATAGTGGACACTATCGTAGTCGTGGACTATATGTTTTTGAAGAGTTTAGGGGATTGGGTATAGGCAAGAAATTGCTGTTAGCAACCATTGAACAAGGTCGCAAAGAGAATGCTGTTATATGTTGGAGTTATCCAAGAGATACTAGTTGGGAAACATATAACAGTGCTGGGTTTGAATTGGCTACTAAATTTGTGCCTAGTGAGACTGGAACAAACGCATACTGCGTCTATCGTTATTGAAAATGGAGCGGGTAGTCGGGTTCGAACCGACGACACTCACGTTGGCAACGTGATATTCTACCACTGAATTATACCCGCAGTAAATCTATTTATGTTTGGAGCGGGGTAGGAGAATCGAACTCCTCGCTTTAGATTGGAAATCTAAGGTATTGCCACTATACGAACCCCGCATAGATTTGGTTGCAGAGGACGGATTCGAACCGCCGATCTTCAGGTTATGAGCCTGACGAGTTACCTCTTCTCCACCCTGCGTCAATTATTTATTTAAAAGCATTTTAAAATATACTAAAGGAACTACACTTAGTATATGAGACCGTCTCTCATACTTTCAGTTTCGTCATTACTGCCTAACTGCCCGTCACGTTCGGTACAATGTACTCATACGCTTCTTGCTGTAATTTTGGCGTGTATCCGTCGATACCCTTTTAACCTTCATACACCCTAACGGATTAGGTAACCCTCAATATATTTTAAAATGCTCTGCATCCCCCGGCGGTAATTATAGAGTATCAAGATATGATGCTATCATACCCGTCACACACTCCTTCCACCCGCTTCCCGACAGGGACCGTTATCGCATTGCTAGCGGCCTTTCGGTTTAAAGACTACCACCCGTAACTATCACGTTACTTCTCATCGTGCGGGTCACACTATCAGTTGATTAGACTGAACGTTCTTTATATTAAAACACACTTCGTATCTTAGTCACGATAAGTACCGGAGTTTTTATCTACAGACCCAAATAACTATCTTCGAATGATAGTCCAACCTAAAATGTGTTTTAATATAAAGTGGAGCACTGAGAATACATGCTTACCGAGTAACACCTCAGACATTATTGTAATCCTTGCGAGACTACTTTCTTCTGACTTCCACTAAGCCTCTTCCGAGTATCCTAGTCTGTTACCAACATCGCCGTTTTAAGTCAGGCATTAGACTTGACATTGTATGCTACTCTACGCTTTATTACCCGTTGACCTTGCGAGCCATTCACAGTCGCTAAACCGTTACGAATCTTCTAGCATAAACAGATTTCACCTTGCGAGTTACGTCTGACTGTATTACCTTGCGGCTACAGTATTAGATGCCTTTCACATACAACCGAGGCAGACTTTGCGTTTTTAATCGAATGGTTGGAATTGAACCAACTGCCGACTCCTCATAAATGGAGTTGCTCTACCAGATGAGCTACATGTCAACCTACTATGATGTGCTGCCTCAGTTGCTACATAATCTTTTGGATTACATAATACAACACACCACGTACCTTTTGTCTCGCGGACTACTCAGTAGTACTTCACGACCTGTGTATCTAATCTAACGAATAGACCCACTAGCCATTGATACTGCGTACACGCCCTTAGGAGCGACCCTTCGGACAATATACACTACCCTTTCTCATACCAATTCACAAGTTGGTTTTGTGTTGAGGTCAGCACCACCTGTTACTCTCTGTCTACTTGTCTTACCCTTGCGGGGACTTAAGCAGACATTCTTTCCAACACACTTGCTTCATTGTTACAACCACCGGTCTTATCAGTGATCGCACCCTCACGGGTGTGAGCAGGCTTGCATAGATGAACCATTGCTGGTGCAGTCCTGTAGGCGGATTCTGCTTTGGGCCTATCACTAGGCTTATTCTAACGAGGCTATGCCCCCAATCTTTACAAATCTTTATATAACTGATAAGTACCCTGTTCCACCATCGTTATAGGAACCATTCACCCAAGTATATTAAGCCGGCTGGGACTCGGTACGTTACTTGGGATACTTGTCCAGTCTGTACGCCACCATGTACCCTGATCTTCCGATCAGTCGGGCATCGAACCCGTAACCTTCTACTATTTTGGTCCTTCGAAGAAACCTAGATAGCGTGACTTTCTCTTGCTAACGGTTACTTAGCAGATATATAAAGACTTGCTTTATATTTTTTACTAACAATTTTAAAGAGCGTAACACCGATTTCTCAGTGTCAATACATGTATTGTACATGCATTTCGAATTAAAGTCAAGAACTTTTTTCAAATTATTGACCAAAATCTTTTTAATTCTACATACAGATAGCATTGAAACTATCCACCCTGCTCAGGTTTTGGGCAAGGCTGTGTCCACTCACGAGGCATGCGCTGTGCCTTAGTATGTAGAATTAAAAAGACTTTATTGATTTCTCAGTGTCAATACATGTATTGTAACACCGAATTGAATTATTGTCAAGAGAAAAATGTGTTTTGCTACTATCCCACTTAGCCCAAAACTGAGTTGTTACCCTGTCCATTCTATTTCCATTTAGACGGTAGAAGTCCGCCTTTGTGATTTCTCAAGTCGCTCCGAACAGAAGCCTTGCGGTAGATCCAATGCACCGTAGCGTCTATGGTTTGCTAATAACCCACTTTATATAACGTAAAAGTGTAAACCGGGGATATTACTTCTCTTGGGTGTTTCCGCCTTCACTAGGCTTACCACCGCCTCCACCAACATTTGTTTGATCATTTACTGGTGCTGATTTTTTCTTGTAGATAACAAACGCAATTACTGCTACTACAACGATTGGAATAAGAATTGTTAAATCCATAATATTAGTCTCCTTTTCAAATTAACTAACACTAGTATTTAGTAAAAAACAGAAGGAAAAAGAGTAAGTGATAGACTGTGCAAAAGACACTGATACCCCTACTGGGAATATCTATATGCAAGCAACAACTTACAAACTGCAAGGGCTTACATACTTCCGGGGAACAAAGTGCATTCTATAATACCCCGGGACACGATAAGCAATTCGACTTTTCAAGAGTCTTGAGCGGTATGTTCCATGTATGAACACGGAGAGTGTCTATTCTCGTCCCTCTTTTTCACTTCCGGGTAGTTTACAAGTTTCCTTGCATAACTACCAAAACTTGTTAAAGGATATTTTCCTTTGTCAGTGTTGCCACTGTCTGTTCGGACAGTGTAATTTCCGTACGAACATTTAGTTCTAGCAATTCATCCTGCAACTTCTGCTTCTGCTTCTTGCTGACGGCAAGAACGTTTTTGAAGTTATCGATCTCTTGGCTTGTAAAGATGGAAGTTGACACTTCCTCGTTACGGCCATAATAAGCATCTTCCTTACGGTTGCGGATCTTATCCAACTTACCGTTGATAACTGCATCAGTTTCACGAACCTTAGCAGTTGCATACTTAGTGAAGAACTGAATGTCCTTCTCAAGGCGTGCTACTTCTGCTAATCGTGAATCGATACTAGCATTAAAGTTAGCATTGCCCACTGCCTTACGAATTTCATACAGTGCAGTGGTTAGATCCAAACGGCGTGCTACGTTAGTAATGAACTTAGTTGATGCGGCATCAAATGCCTCACCTACCTTTTGAAATTCATTGATACTCACAGTATCAGTGAACTCAAGACCCTTAAGAGTCTCGTTGATTGATGCTTGAATTGCATTTGCCTTACGTAGTGTTACTTGCATGTTTGTTTCCTTTGTTCTATTTCAATTTAATATGTCATCATTATAACTAAACTTTACTCAAATGTAAAGTAGTTTGGGTAATCTTGGTAGCAGTAGTAGGACTCGAACCTACGATAAACACCGTATGAAGGTGCCGCATTAGCCGCTATGCTATACTGCCATTAATTGGTCTCGCAGGCTAGATTTTCACTAGCATGACTGTCCCCTGCCAACGCCGCGACAGTCTCCGCCGCCCATATCCTCGTAGATAGTTTCCCTATCAGGCTGCGAGATATATCTGGTGAACCGTGTAGGGATCGAACCTACGACCTTCTGATTAAGAGTCAGATACTCTTCCAACTGAGTTAACGGTCCATTCAAACTTATTAGAAGAACATACTAGATGCCTATTAACACGCATCTTAAGCGGGACTCATTCTAATATGCTCATCTAATAAGTTTGGTGGACGCACTGGGGTTCGAACCCAGGACCTACAGGTTAAAAGCCCGTTGCTCTACCTACTGAGCTATACGTCCATTGTATTAGTCTATTTGTTTACCGTGCCATACCTAGACCTAACAATGGACTAAGCATGACACTATCGTTTGCCTCGTTTCATATAGTGTCCTTTCATTCAATAGTGTAACTATAACTCATATTGGCTTTGTTGTCAAGCCTTTTTTTAAAATTATTTTGGTACCTGGAGGCAGGATCGAACTGCCGACCACCGCGTTATCAGCACGGTGCTCTACCACTGAGCTACCCAGGTATTAAATTAATTTGTCGATGTTTTGTCCTAGATCAGGACCTTGATTTTCTTTACCATTACTATCGTATACGGTAAATTCCTGAGAACGTTTTTCAACTACTGTTACATTGTTACCCTCATCATATTGATAAGTCTTTTCAACTAATGTAATTTTGTTGTTGTTTTCCCAACCCACAATGTGTGTAGATTGTTCTACCTTCATGTTAGTACCAAGTACCTTCGTTTCTCATGCGTTTGATAAACGTGAGATACACACTGCATACGCCATAATTACGCAATTTTACAGTGCTGAATAATCCTCTGTCTACAATCTCAGGAAGATAGACGATACTATTGTTGTCTACAGGAACATTACCTGGTACAATAGTTTGCCCACCGGTGCTAGTTGTTGTAGTTGATTCAGTTTCAACATTAGAAAATATAAACACATTTGGATATAATCTTCTAGGTTGTGCGAACAAATAGTCGTATGCATCTTGATTTTGACAATTAAGCCAAAAGCGATTACCCTGTAGATACTTGTCTGTAACTTCTATGGGTGCATTTTGCGTACCTAAATATAACTTATTGTTAAAACGCCAAACGTCAACCATGCAAGAGAAACCTCTATTAAAGGCTTTGCCGATTTGATTTGGTGTATTGGCATCTTCAAAGTTTTGACCATCATAGATGCCTCGATAAGAAATATATAGCATCAACTATTTATGCAATTGGAGTGACGGGTGTGATTCGAACACACGATTTTACTGCTTTGCAGGCAGTTGCATTGGGCCTCTCTGCCACCGTCACATTAACTTATAAAAACGAAATTGTCTTTCGTTTCTTTTTTCTTGCGTATGAAATAGAACCCTTCATGGCTCCTGCGCTAAGAAATTTATGTCCTTTACGTAGTATGAATCCATTCAACTTGAATGACTTCAATACTCTATCACCGTTCCACCAACCACGCTGACATTCAATGTAGCCTAATTCTTCAAGTTGGTTACGCAACTTAGTGAATTCATCGTGATCTTTAGTGCTATGACTATAGCCCTTATCTTGTCCTTTGAGGATTTTGATAATATCATCGGGTGTAGGATTATTGCGATCCTTAACGAAATCGTACTCATTTTTTACCATAACATCAGTGATATAACTCTCATCAATGGTAAATTCACGTAACATAATAGTATCCTGGCGGTGAGAGTGGGATTCGAACCCACGGAACATATTTCTACGTTCGACGGTTTAGCAAACCGCTACCTTCGGCCTCTCGGTCATCTCACCAATTATTTTTCAACGAATGCTCGTTCAAGTACATAATCGCCCGGTTCACGTAATGAACCTTCACGCATGCCCTTATTCTCGCACCACTCAGCAACTTGATAGTTAAAATCTAAGTTACCGCATAACATAACTTTATCACTATTAACATTAATTGTCAAGTCAGTGTCTAGTCGTGTTGTAATTCTTTGATCACCCTCACCAGTAACGATTGGCATGTAATTTAACACATTAGCAATCATTTCTGATAGTTCAGGCAATTCAATTTTAAAATTTGTCATCAAATCATCATAGTATGCTAAATCTTTTCTATCACGCACACTATGTACAATGTTAATTTTTGACCACGTTTCAAGTGTTTCAATATCACGAATCAAACTCATGAACGGAGCAAGCCCTGTGCCGGTTGCAAGCATCCATAACTCACCACCTTTAATAAGTGCATCATTACGTAATGTGCCGGTTGGCTTTTCCATTAAGATGATTTCATCACCGACTTTAATGTTCTGTAGTTTACTAGTCAACTCACCGTCGGGCATCTTAATGCTTAGAAATTCTAATTCATCTGCCCAGGGAGGACTTACTACACTATATGCACGTAATACTTTACGACCGTCTATCATAAGACCGATCATAGCAAATTCACCTGCATTAAACTTAAAGCCTTGATTTCGTGTTGTCTTAAAACTAAATGTTCTATCACTCCAGTGATGAACCCATGTAACCGTTTCTGTGATCATTGTTCCTACTTATGTCTGGCGGAAGAGGTGAGATTCGAACTCACGGTACCTTTCAGTACGACGGTTTTCAAGACCGTTGCATTAAACCGCTCTGCCACTCTTCCATTAATTCTATTTACTTCCCTACAAATACTTCTAAAAATACTAAGGGGCGCAAGCCGCTGTGATTGCGATCATTGCTGTCGTTTAAGAATTAGGCGTTTAATAACTACTATCCGCGCACTTCAAGTAGCCGCACTTTCCCCCATTCTAAACTGGCGACTCGTAGGGGACTTGAACCCCTGGCCTCATGCGTGACAGGCATGCGATCTAACCAACTGATCTAACGAGCCATAAACTGGTGGAGAGAGTAGGATTCGAACCTACGTACTCAAAAGAGGGCAGATTTACAGTCTGCTGGTATTAACCACTCACCCATCTCTCCATAACTGGTACACCGTAGGAGAATCGAACTCCTCTTACATCCGTGAAAGGGATGTGTCCTAACCGATAGACGAACGGTGCATAAAAATTGGTACCCCGAGCCGGACTCGAACCGGCACGCCCGAAAGCGAGAGATTTTAAGTCTCTTGTGTCTACCATTCCACCATCGGGGCAAAATTTAGTGTTCAACAATGTTAAAGAGCATCGCTGATTTCTCAGCGTATATATGTATAATAACACCGCTCTTTATTAATGTCAAGCACTTTTTTAAATTATTTTTGGCATACCCTGAGGGATTTGAACCCCCACCCACGGTTTTGGAGACCGTCATGCTGCCGTTGACACCAAGGGTATGTGGATTATTCTGCTACTTTATATTCGTAGTTGATAGTACTTTCGTTTTCACGAAAGATACTAGCCCCATTTTTTAGATGAAAACGTTTCGCCATTGGAGTCTTTGGACTCAACGTTACAAAACGTGTTACAGTTGGGAACTGCTTTTTGATTTCTTCTACAACTTCAAACAACAGGTCCGCAGCCTTACCAGGCACGTAACTCCAAATTGTATAGAAGATTGCAGTAGTAGGTTCTTCTGTTTCTTTACTCAAATCCTCAACTGATTCTGGAATGAAGTCATGTAGACTTACGCACACAATTGCTTGTGGCTTTTCATCTACTAAGGCTCCAACAAATCGTGTGCGTGTTACACGAAACTCAGTCGGGATTTCAGGGCGTACGGGATCGTCTTTGATGTAAGACAATAATGGATTATCTAGGTCTTTTATTACGTTCAGCATGTTATATGGCACTCTCTTGTCACTATTTATTGTAGAGTGCAAAAAATCATGTTAAACTTTCGTTACTGTGATTCCGTACGCCCTGTGTGTGTTAATCTTTCAACGGTATTTCTACCAAATTGTGTTCTCTGTCTAGGTACTTCATTTCAATGCAGACCGGATCCATTTCCTGAATCGAATCTACAACATCATATGGATCAAGTGATCCACAAGTGTAAACATCTAGTTGCAATAGTGCAGGACTCATTTCATCCCAAATATGCAACGCAATGTGACTTGTTTCTATAATCGTTACTGCTGTGAGTCCTTTGTTGCCGGGCATTTCGCAATACGTAGCATAAGGGCCCATCAATATCTTCATACCAATTCTGTCAATCAGTCTTGGCATCCATTCTTCTGTAACCATCTTAGGATCCGTGAATGGATTATTGACTTCGGCCCTAATGATTAAGTGTTTGTGAAACAACCATGTATCCTCTTCGTGTTATATGGTACCTGGTGACGGGTTTGAACCGCCGACCCTCTCCGTGTAAAGGAGACGCTCTACCGCTGAGCTAACCAGGCAAAGTTAATTTTCGAAACCAATATTGGCTTCGTAATATTTACACCATTCAACAACCTGATCATAATTAATAAAAAACTTTTTCTTATAATCAGGTGTTTTCAATACAAACTCATTATGATCTGAAAACTTGAGAAACATGTTGAACTGAGGTAAGTCAATTCCTTCAAACAAATCTTCATAAACAATTACGCAGTTATCATAATTTTTACTAAACTGATTCCAATAATCATCATTCTTTTTTAAAGAAAGCATTACTTTTTCTACTTGCTGTTTTAGTACTATGATAGGATTATTCAATGTTTCTAACAAATAATCATAACTTGTACTGTTGTCTGCAAATACATGATGAAACTTATGCTTATGAATATTGAAATAAAGCAAACTCATACAATGTTCTGCTTTGTTGCGTCTAGTAGTCCTTATCAGATAAGGATTGTCTAAACGATCAATACTAGGCAAAACGTGAAAAAAGTGAGTAGAGTAAAATTTTGTTACATCACTCAATAAATTCACATTTTTTGTTAGAACAGATATCGGGTCTTGTTGCATACGGAAAAGATAAGAAATATTATCTTTGTCACTTTCTCGTTGAAAATGAACGCATTCACGTCCTGACAATTTTTCAAAAACTTTCCAAACCCAGTCGCTACCCGAACGCATTTCTCTAAACATCCAAATTTGTCTATCAGATATGCTCATGTTCTATTCACTTAAAATTGGTCGGAGATGAGAGATTCGAACTCCCGACCCTCTGGTCCCAAACCAGATGCGCTACCAGACTGCGCTAATCTCCGAAATTGGTGGAGGTGACAGGACTTGAACCCGCTACCTTCTGAATGCAAATCAGACGCTCTCCCAGGTGAGCTACACCCCCATTAATCTTTCTTCCACTCTAACTTTTTCTCAAGTGCAAAATTTGCACATTCGATATAGTCTTTATCTTCATCACTCAGTACTGACCAAAACTTCGTTACGCTGTCAATACATTCTAACACTAATTCTGGATTACTTAAATGTTTTTGGTTACCCATCAACTGCTCTAAGTTGTCCAGTCTGTTATTTATTTTATTCTTCAAGTTACTCATAATATTATTTATTAAGAGCAAAAAACTGGCCTGCCCGGAGGGATTCGAACCCCCGACCCTGTGCTTAGAAGGCACATGCTCTAATCCGGCTGAGCTACGGGCAGATATATGTTCATTATACACAAATTGTAATTGTTGTCAAGTATATTGTTTAGAAAAGATTTCCGTTCCGCAAATCTTAGCACATACTTGCAATTTACCTTCTGCACAACTTGGTTTAGTCCAACTGTCAGAAAACATTTTCTGAAAATAATCTCCCATAACAATAGTTTCGATAGAGTGATTTAATGCATTGAGGCTATCTTTGCCTACTACATTGATCAATTTCCATATCTGACTACCTTTAGGAGTGTTGTACCAATTGTACATTTGCCCTGCTACCCAACAACAGGGTTGAAGTACACCCTCTGCCGTCACGTACAGACTTTTTTCCTCTTTTACCTTACACTTGATATCAGCACCATCTAACAATTTTTCAGTAGGAGACTTTCTAGCAGTGTCCTTGTAAAATATTTCTGGTCGTATCAAGTTCAAAATCTCTTGTTTGGTAGTGGGTAGTTTAACATTTTGTTTAACTACACCCACTCCATTCAACTCTTCTACTGCCGCATTTCGATACTCTGGGTTTGTAGGTGCTTGGAGTACAAATCCCTGCTGTTTTCTGTCTACACCCGTAATCGTATCTTTAATTGAATTGCTAACACTAGAAAAGAACCTCGCTGACTTTTTAAGTTGAAACTTAGTAAAACCCATAGTATCAGCGAGGTCTCTCGCCCTGTCTACCTGATGCTCATTGTGGGCAAATACCAAATATTCCCAATGAGCATTTCCTCCCGCTTTGATGAATGCTTCTGCATTCTTCATAATACGAATATAATTAGTATCCCTGCGATATAAATGATTAGTATCGTCTAATCCATCGATACTAAAAATTACATGGCCGTTGTTACCTAATATACTCGCTAGTTCTACCCACCAATCTTCTTGACGGGCAGACCCATTAGTATTCATGCTTAACAAGATATCACTATTCACATTTCTAAAGTGCCGAAAAATTTCTAGTGTATCTTTAGCAACAATAGGATCTCCAAAGTTACCACACATATACATGTGATTAAGTTGTTTAATGAAATCATCAGGAAATATCTTTTTGATATCTTCTAATGACAATTCATTATCATGAATCCATGGATTTTGTTCGCCGCCGTTGATATTTCTAGCACACATAGGACAGGAAGCATTGCATCTTTCCGTCACTTCTAAATGTATGGTTTTGATATCACGATAGTTGTACATCTATGTCATGCTTTAATTTTAAATTGATCAGCAATGTCATCAACAAATTCAGTAAAACAGAAAAAACTATTCTTTCTCTCTACTGGCTTAGTTGGAACTACTTTATGTTCTAGTGTAACATTTACAAAATATGCGTTACCATATTTTAAATCGTAAAAGTGTTCACCTAATTCATCCCTAATTACAAATTGACAATCAGAATCATCTAATGGAATGTGTATTCTTGGAAGATGATGCTTGAAATGATATTCTACTTGATGATTTTTTCCAAGTAGTGAATATCTAAACCTAATAATATCTTTTACAAACTTTTTAAAAAAGTTTTTAGTTATTAGTAGTTGATCATTATCATTCCAATATGTCCACTTGTAATCACTAGGTTGATTAGGTGGAATAGAATCCTGTACATACCATTGTGTATAGTTGGGACTCATTGAACTAGGAACTTGTTTGCTTACATGATCGTAATAATTAGAAAGATTCCGTAACACATCTTCCGGCACTGTTGTCAGATGCCCAAAGTGTTTATAGTTACTGTAATCTTTCTTTGTTATTATCATTTGCACAGACAAAAGAATGGTGCCCATTGAGAGATTCGAACTCCCGACCTATCGCTTACAAGGCGATTGCACTACCACTGTGCTAAATGGGCATTAATTTGGCTCCCCAGGATGGGTTCGAACCACCGACCAAGTGATTAACAGTCACCTACTCTACCACTGAGCTACTGGGGAATAAATTATAACTCTATTTAAGCCGTATCATAACATGCTAGACTTTTTATGTCAAGACATTTTTATGATACGGCTGTGTTTTGGAACACCTGTAAGCAAGTACTCCATTTGATCTGCAAGAATGTTTCTATTCTGTAAGATCAAATTCTCGAAATGGTTTGGCTCATAAGGAACATAGATGAGTTCCATGCGTGATTCCTTAAGAGTCTTGCAACCTTTCTTTTGATTACATGCTTTACAAGCAGTGACTACGTTCATCCAATCATCAGTACCTCCGTGATATTTTGGTATGATGTGATCTCTGCTTAGGTGGGTGTGATTTGTGAAGTGACCTCCACAGTAAGCACACACATGTCGGTCTCTAGCAAATAATGTACGGTTTGTTAATGCAACTTTGTTATGTTTGCGAAAATCAAAACCATGTCCCTTAACAGCAATAATGCTAGGGGTTTCTAGGTAACTTTCAGTACCGTCATTTTGTACACCACCTCGATATCTAGCAACAACGTCACCTAGTGTCCATGCTACTAATTCTTTGGCGTGATATGTTATTGCTTCATCGGTAGTCACCCATGCCCGGGGAATACCTGAAATGTCTAAGGCTAGAACCGCCATGTTAACTCCTATTCTCTACATAAAAATATTTAGACCTTTGTCTTTGCGTAAATTATAAACTCTTTGGTGCCCAAGACTGGACTCGAACCAGCATGCCTGTTATAGCACAACGACCTCAACGTTGCGTGTCTACCAATTCCACCACCCGGGCACGTTTCACTCTACCGATTCGGCTTGCTTTGTCCCAATCATAGGCAACGCCATCTGGGCATTTGCCATCTACTACACTATCAACTCCGAAATGACCTACAATCTCTGTCGTGCCATCTGTAATAACTACAAACTCATCAACATATTTTGCCATCTCCATAGCGATAGTTAGGTCAGAAGATTTACCTCTTACATGACCATCATTATCTTTTACTAGCCACATGACTATCCTTTAAAAATTGGTACCCCCGGTAGGATTCGAACCTACGATGCTCTCTAATCTGGAGACGAAGCCGCGTATAAGGCGGGTGTTTTACCACTAAACTACAGGGGCATTGATCTGGTACCCCGAGCCGGACTCGAACCGGCACGCTGTTAGGCACTTGATTTTGAGTCAAGCGTGTCTACCATTCCACCATCGGGGCATTTTAACTAGGCCCGGGATTGTTATACTGCATACGGGCGGCGCAGTATCAGTCATAGACTGAATTTGGTGCGGACGGAGAGACTCGAACTCTCAAGCCTTTCGGCAATGGCTTCTAAGACCATCGTGTATACCATTCCACCACGTCCGCATAACTGGTGCCAAAGACTGGAATTGAACCAGTGACACACGGATTTTCAGTCCGTTGCTCTACCAACTGAGCTACTATGGCTTAATACTTCTTGTGTCTCGCTATTGTTGCGAGTAATCTTGTCCTCATATTCTGTGGACTTGTTTTCTTTCTTGCCAAATATTGCATCCCAATTACTATCAAAAGTTTTTTGATCTACACTATATGGTCTTGGTCTATCACCTTTACCCGACATAATTGCTCCTGTATTTTTTATTCAATAATACAGCAAGTTTTTGATGGGTAAGATCATCTAAATGATTTATGTATAGTGAGGGTTCACTTAACATAGTCATAAAATTAGATGTGTAATTTACAAACTGATGCTTTTTAATGCAAAATGTTTTGTGACTGGTACAATCTTTTTCTTTACCATATCCACCCTTACAAACAAGAAACTTATCTGTAACTGTTGATAACTTTGCAAATACACCCGTCAATAATAACCTATCTTCAACCTGCTGAATATCAACGTCAAACCAATCTCTATAATATTCTTTAGTTCTACCTTCATGATGTATCGTAGATGCTATCAATCTAGGCTCTGAACTATAATTTATATTAATGTTAGGACGTTGTTCATTGTGTATAGAATGATACTCTAAAAGATGTTTTGTTTCATCTGTTTCAATATCTAAATTTACCAATGTTTTTCGATAATGATCTGTTAAGAACACTATCAAAAAGTCATCGGCAGTAATACGTTCAATGATCCATTCAATCTGCAATGCAATAGAAAAATTACTAGCAGCCGGTCTAGCCACATTTACTAACTCAGCATTTAAGTTACTGGCTAATATTTCTGACCAACTGTTTCCTACAGGCTGATCTTTTGCTAATGAAGCAAAACTATCACCCGCTACATATAATTTTTGCATAAAGTTATTTATGAGGTATATGGTGTTCGATAATGGAATTGAACCACTGACCTCTTCCATGTCAAGGAAGCGTTCTACCTCTGAACTAATCGAACGCCTGGGGTGACTTACGGGATTCGAACCCGTGCTTCAAGTGCCACAAACTTGTGTGCTAACCGCTAACACTAAGGTCACCATTAATATTGTATGAAATTCATTTTGGGTATGAAATCGTCACACCACTCAATGATTTGATCGTAATTAGCAAATGCTTTAGTTTTGTACTCAGGCATTCTATAACTAAAATTAGTTTCTTCTGAAAAACTCAATTTGATATCTAAATTAGATAGATATACTTCATCAAACAAATCTTCATAGACGATAACATCATTTGTGAAATGTTGGAAATTGTCTTCCCAAACTCTATCTCTTTTTTTAATTTTCACTAATATGTCAAACACACTTTCTTTATTCACTGTAACAGGATTATCTAACGAACGAGTGAAATAATCCATATTAGCATTTCTCGATTCGTCTACAAAATAATGTTTGATGCTTTTCGGAAAATGATTCCAATATAACATACTCAAACATTGTTCTGTTTTGTTTCTTCTAGCAGTGCGAATGATATAAGGATCAATCTCTTTAACTTTAGGAATCAGATTAAACAAGTGTGTTGAATACAATTTGCTATGATCTTGAAAATCTATTGCAGTTATATCTAACTCTAAGTTCTTGTCAAACTGCATTTCATAGTGACAAATAGTTTTGTTAAGTTTTTTGGCTAACGCATCAGTGATCCAAGTACTTCCTGTACGAGGCTCTCTCATTATCCAAATCAGTTTATCGTTCATATCAATATTTATAACACCTCTGGCGCTCCCGGAAGGATTCGAACCTCCGACTCCTGCGTTCGTAGCACAGTACTCTAATCCACTGAGTTACGGGAGCATTAGTATAGTTGACTACGCCATGAATCAGGATCATGTCTCTCATCCCGATCATACGTCCATCCTAATACTTGCATCATTTTATGCTTGACTAGTAAGTTGGGTTGACGAAACTTTTCAGTATCATCAAAGCCCATCATCACGCCAATCTCACAGACTGCACCACTGCGACAAATGCCTGCAAAGCAATGCACTACGACATTCATCTTATTAGCAAGTGCATGCTGTAGTAGTCTGACAAGTTCTTGTGCTTGTTCGTTACTAATCTTCATTAGTTCATCATCAACGTGGTCATCACGTTCAACATCTAGAAATTCAAACTTATGAATTTCTTTGAAGTTATGCTTAGGAGTAGGCCACCAACTAGTACCTGTATCCATGATCTGAATAAGCATACTATTCTCACCCGCATCATGATGGAAGCGAGTGGGTATATCTGCGGCTGCTACGTTTTCAATGAATGGCATAATTAACTCCTAAATGGTAGGCCCTAGAGGATTCGAACCCCCAACTTCCAGGTTCGAAGCCTGGCACTCTATCCAGTTGAGTTAAGGACCTATAATATGTATGGTGCCCACTGCAGGAGTTGAACCCGCGACCTACTGATTACTAATCAGTTGCTCTACCAACTGAGCTAAGTGGGCGTTAACTGGTACAGCATAGGAGAATCGAACTCCTCTTAGCGGACTGAAAACCCGCGGTCCTAACCGATAGACGAATGCTGCCTGAAAACTGTTTGGCTGGGGTAAAAGGATTCGAACCTCTGAATGTCGGAATCAAAATCCGATGCCTTACCACTTGGCGATACCCCAATATATTGTAACGTCTGGATGCCCCTCTAGGACTCGAACCTAGGTTGACGGATTCAAAGTCCGCTCTCTTACCACTAGAGGAAGGGGCAATCAGACGGTTGACGGCTATTGCTAGAATGCACGATAGCATGTGACTTCAACGATTAATCAGGATAATGGGACTGTTTTTAGGCTACCATGCATTCTAGGAATAGCCGGCTTTCGCCGACTATGACAGGGTCGATACCCTGCCCAGGAGTCTTACTCGGGACGTTATCGCCATCCCTTTCATGTATCCTGTCCGCCCCTTCTTTTTTTATAGTGCTTTGCAGGCTCGTTCCGACATGCACTTCTAAATGGTTAACCCTGAGAGTCTTGCGATTCCCAGGGTTCAAATAAACTAGTTATGTATAAAACTGTTTACCGAGTCCCCGGGCCTCTTTGGTTATCAAATTCGCCGCGAATACTTGTTGTAGGATATACTGGCGCAACTGTTCCCATAGAGGTCTCTCTTGACCATAAGAGCGAATGTTGTTTCAATATATTCATAGTTTTATTCATAGTAAGTTTATTTATTCCTGGTTGAAAAAAGAACAAATTAACTATCGTTTTTTCACACTTTCTTCAATTTATGCCTCATTGTACATCAAGTCAGAGTATTTGTCAAGCCTTTTTTTCGGCTTTCAAAAAATTCTTTTTCAACGCATCAACTCAACAATGATCTAACTATATCACCAACTTCTTTTATTGTCAAGCCTTAATTGCCCAATAAATAAATTTATGGACTATCTATCGTTTTCACATGGACAGATACAAAGCAAACTGTGGCTTTGCGAGAACCTTGAACCGTATCTACCTGATAATGCTATCGTAGCAAATTTAGGCAGTTGGTACAACGTACTCGGTTTCATGATGCTAACACGAAATCAACATAAGATACAATCTATTTTGGGTATAGACATTGATCCTAATGCTAAAGAGATAGCAGATAAGGTTAATCAAGCATGGATGATCGGGTATGGTTGTAAACTAAGAAACACCACTGATGATGCTACCACATACAACTTTCAAGGCTTCAATGTAATTATAAATTGTAGCACAGAACACATGGAAGATGGTTGGTTTGAAAATGTTACCCCTGGAACGCTTGTATGTATACAAACAAGTGACGTTGACTTAAACGATGATGTATGGAAAGTCACTAACCCCAGCCTAACACTTGATGACTTCAAAAAGAAATATCCCCTCTCACATTATGTTTTTGCTGATACCAAAGATATCACATATAGTGAGTGGGGATTTAAAAGATTTATGATTATCGGTGTAAAGTAACTTACAGTGCTACTTTACCTACTGCGGTAATCACAGCGGCAATACGACCAACTGCCATCAACTCTTGTGTAGTCATGCCTTCCTTCTTAAGAACATCATAATGGTTCTTAACACAGAAATGACACTTACCGACAATACTCGCACAAAGAGCATACATTTCAAACTTCTTCTTTGAAACACCACCGTGTGTTGCATATGCGTTCATACGCAAGCCAGCAGGCAAACCCTTCATTGATTCATCGTCAGCCATTTCAACGAATGGATACCAAACGTTATTCATACCCATTAATGCGGCGGCTGTCTTTGCGGCTTCACGCTCTGGAGTACTTGCAAGAGGACCGTTCATTGAAATTTCAAATGCGAGGTCTCCGTTACCGGCTGCAATAGCGGCTGCGAATGCACATGCATGTGCGTCTACTTCATCTAGACCACTGCGATTGATAACTGCATCAAGATTTAACTTGATATCTTTAGCATGATCTGGAATGCTTTCTTTTACTTGATCTACCCAACTCATTGTTTATTCTCCTTAGAATTTTGTTGTGATGCATTGCATGATGGGCAATGCCATGTTTTTAAATAATGTAACTGCTCATTGTAGTTGCTCATTTTATAATTTCTCCTATTTTTTTATAACCCTGCCTAGTAGGATGAATTCCATCTTTTGAGAGATTTGGAATTCTAATGATCCAATCTCCGTAATGGTTTGCTACTTCTTCAACAATGTCTTGTATATTAGGCTTTATTGCAGGTATTACCCAATATACCTTTTTTGCTAAAACCTGAGAACGTAAATCTAACAACTCATTCTTTGTTTTGATTTGTGCATAATCATTTGAGCCTAAACTAATAAGCACTGTTTCAGCAACTAAGTCTTTACCAATGTATCTATTAACAAACTCTCTACTGTTAATACCTACTTTTGCATAGACAGCACAATCTGGACGAGTAGAATGTACTCCTACAGCAATGCTATCGCCTAAAATTAAACACTCAAGCATGTATCATACTCCTTCTGCAAGATACTAAATGTATCTTCCCAACTATCTACTTTATAATACTTGCTAGCACGTAATGCAATAGAGTAATCATTGCCGCCAATCTCAATTTTGTCTCCAAAGAAAACAAATGGTGAGATTTCATCAGCAATTTGAGCCTTGTCTTTACCACATAGATAAATGTCAATACCTGTTTCGCCTGCAACTGTTGCTTCTAAACGCGGAAATCTCGCATTGATTAACTCTGCGAGATTTTTACGTTCATTAATTGCAGTATCATAATGAACATATGTGTTTCGTTGGTCACGTGTTGCACCACGACCCACAACACTAAAATTGCATAACCCTGTACGCATTTCGATATGCTGTCCAGTACGTTCAGGGTATGCACTTAGTTCTAAAAGTGTCTCTAAGAATTTATATTCTTCCTCAGTTAATTCAAATGAGTTAGAATAGATGTGTTGTCCTTTGACGTAGAGTGCATTACCTGCACAACTGTAAACACCCTTTACAGCGTGACAGATTGGATAGCCTAACTGTTCTAGTGTCTTTTGATAATCGCTACCGGACACTAGATACACGTTATTATTTTTGGCAAATTCTAAAAACCATTCAGAGAACCTATGATTCATAGTATCTCTGCTTGGAGTTAGAGTTCCATCTACGTCAAAGACAAAGTTCATTAGAGGGTCTCACCACCGATTGCACGATTGCATGGGCATAGTTCACCAGTTTGCAATGCGTCAAGAATACGCAATGTTTCTTCTGGGTTACGACCAACATCTAGATTGTTAACTGTAACATGCTGAATGATGTTCTCAGGGTCAACAATGAATGTTGCACGTAGTGCGGCACCTGCTGGACCATAGAAAATACCTAACTGACCAGCAAGTGATAGTTCATCACGTGCAACGTCAGCGAATGACCAACTAGTAGTTTTCTTCAAATCTTCATGAGCATTGCGCCATGCTAGTTTACAGAATTCATTGTCAGTACTACCGATCAATAGAACTGCATCACGGTCAATAAATTCTTTGTTCAACTTATCGTATGCTACGATTTCAGTTGGACATACAAAAGTAAAGTCCTTAGGATAGTATACGATTACCTTCCACTTGCCTTCAAAACTCTTTTCTGTAATTGTTTCGAATGCACCATCAGGTGTCAATGCACCTGGCTTAACGCCTGTTACGGCAAACTGTTCAATCTTATCACCAATCGTTTTCATTTTAATCTCCTTCTGTGTGTTAAATGAAATTTACTTCTGTGACCTACAATTGGGACAAATCAATTGTAAGTTTTCTTCTGCACTGTTATGACTATTGTTATCTAGGTAGTCTACGACCAATGGCGCCGGGTGGCCCAACCATTCTTCAAGACCACAAACTTCACACTTATGTCCACGTTCACTGATTAAGTACTTCTTAATCCAGTCAGGAACCTGACGCCATGCTTTTTGTTCTGGATGTTCTTTCCACTCGTTGATCAGCATTCTACTGCGGTGTTGCTGTTGGCAACTGTTATTACAGTATTTGTTAGTGTAAGAGTGTCCTTTGACTGGATTATTCTTACCACAATTTAAGCAAGTGAAACAACCATTCATAATTAATAGACCATATCGTAAAGCATAATGTATTTACATCATGCTCTACTTCTAAATATGCTACTATTTAGAAAAAGTAATTACTTTGGGCAACCTAGTTCGTAGTCCCAACCTTTGCCACCGAGTAGTTTCCAATTTTCATATTTACGTGCTTCATCTTTACACGATTGTGGCTGACCTATTGAACCGATTACTGCCATGCAATGTTCGCAACGGTAACTAATACCTGATGACTCATCAAAGTACGCTGTGCCTCCGCAAGGCAAATGTTGAGGGGGATAAGTGACTGTAAACATAAAAATAATGGGGACCGAAGTCCCCATTACTCAAAACGCATCGTAGTTGAAGTACTTGACTGGTGCCTTAGTAAGGGTCATCTTAATACCCTTATCTTCGAACACAAACAGACCCTTCTGTGCGTCAACCTTAACGAGGGTATCAGCAGTGAAAACGATATGCTTGTATTCGGCATTGTCATCTTCGGGGTCAGGATCAAAACCAATTCCAACACCCTCACGGCGTAGTGGGTTACCTTCGAACTCAGTCATGTTAGCATCTTCGGTAACATCACGACCATTAGCCATTAGTTTAACAGTGTACTTGGTACCGTTATCAAACTCAGGCTTGATGTTTAGCATACGTAATGCTTCCTGAGGTGTTTCGCCATAGCGATTCATTTCCTCAACAAGCGCCTTAAGCATGTCAAAGTTAAACTCACCAAACAGACCTGCAAGAGTTACAATCTTGTCAATGTAATTCTTTGCCTTAAGGGTATCATCACAGTATTCACGAATGAATGTTGAATCAAGACCCTTAAAGTCTAGCATGTAGTAGATGCGTCCGGGACGATTACGCATGTGGTAATCAACACGGTACTTGTCATTACAAGTTAGTAGAAACAACTTCTTAGTTGGGAATACACCATCTAGTAGAGTTAGAATCTGCTCTTGTTCATCACGTTCATATACCTTTTCAAACTCATCAAACAAGATAGCACAAGGCTGGTCGATGTTCTGAATGAACGTATTGAATGCATCACCGCACCAAGGAGCATTGATTACAATAGTAGGAATGTCTTGCTTTGCAAGTTCCATACAAACATTCTTAGTAAGCAATGTCTTGCCTGAACCCTTTTCACCGGTCATCATTACACCAGTGGTAGTTGGTCGTTCAAGAAAAGTATTGATGATACGATCAGTGTTCTTTAGACAATCACCATAAATTTTCGTTGGAGCAGTAAAGTTGCCAATATGCTCCAGGTACAAATTGCCAAAAGCATCCTTCTGAATCGTATAGTTACCTGCAGGAAGTTTCTCATGAAGGTCTAGTGCTTCATTCGTTGCTACCTTAAAAGTGTTACCGTTCTTTAGAAAATACGTCATTTTAAACTCACGAATTGTTTAGTTAGATTGATAGTATATGACCGTTGAACTTAAATGTCAAGCAAAAATTTCAAGTGCTGTCCCGCATTCTGTGCAGAATTTAGCCGTTGCTTTGTTTTGCTTACCACATGTCACGCATTTGGGTTTGTGCTTGGTTGTAACGGGCTTGCGCACTTCTTTATTGTCAGGTGTCTCGCCTAGTAGTTTTAGCACGATAGTATGCTTTTCAGTTTCAGTTGCGAACCAACTTGCTGTTGAAAACTTTTGTTCACTCTTTGAACCTGGAACAGTGATACCAACATCATTGATTGGTGCTGACACGTTCATTGATTGCGTAGACACTGTAGCAGAACCTACTGCATTAGTGGCACTAAAGGTAGTATGCGAATCATAGACTTGATTCAAAGTAGTACTACGTAAGATACCGGTTGAATACAACGGTGTATTGGGTTGCCACTGATCGGTTTTCCAAATGATTCCATCCTGACGCTGATATATCTTTTCGAATTGGTATTCAATACGAACGATACCATCTTCTAGTTTGACACCTCGATGCTGTTCAATATTGCCGGTACGCTCAATGAACTTGAACTTGTTACCCTCAGTCATGTTGCCGTTCTTAATGCTACGTTCTAGATCAATCTCTTGACCAGGACTAACAACTAAACCACCAGGCACAGCATTTTCACCATCAATATAAACATTGACGATTGCACGTACTGTATTGAGATTTTTGATTAATATGCTATATTCGCTACCAAATGGAATATAGACTGTATCCTTAAATTCACGTAAGATTTTTCCGTTAGCCTTAAGGCTGGCTACTAGTTTACTATTGTACATCACAATTATTCTCCTTGTTACGGTACACACTCTAAGTACCTAAAATTTAAAGAGTGTTGGGTGTGCCCTATGCACAAACATATTTATACATGAAAAGCACACCCTTGTCAAAATTATTGGTCGTCCTCATCATCGACCTCAGCATCCAAATCGATATCTGAGGTCTTTTGATACTTTGGGTCATCGTACAACCTATAATAACCTTCATTAGGCATAAGTTTTCTAAAGTCAGTGTCACTTAGCATAAGTGCTAAGTAGGTTACGTCTTTACCTTCATAGATATCAGTTACGTAGAATGTAGTTGAACATGCACCGCCAATACTTTTGA